CAGGATGGAATAGATCATCGGGCCGAAGCGCGCGGCCAGCGCCGCCGCGATCTCGTCCGAGATGCCGCTGAAGTTCACCTGCACCACACGCTGCCGCCCCTGCAGCTCCGACAGCGACAGCGGCCGGGCCAGCCGCGAGCCGCCACCGATGATCTCCAGCGCAGTCTGGGACCAGTCTTTCGTGTTCTTCTCGATGTCCTCAAGCAGCTCATTCGCCCGCCGCTCCAGGTCGCGCGCCTGTTCCTGCATTCGCAGTGCGGTCGCACTCCCCTTCTCGATGGTGAGCAGGTCCTGAGCGGCCGCGCGCAGCTCCGCGGCGGTTGCGCGCAGCTCCTGCACCGTCTCCTGCGCATGCTCCTCCGGCGTCATATTGGCGCGGCGCAGCGCCTCGGCGCGGGCGCGCGCCTCCCGGCCCCGCGCCTGAATCTGCTCGGCCCGCTCGATCCGTGCGGCCCGCACCTCCAGCTCCTCCGCATACCGCCGGAGCCACTCGCGGTGTTCCGGCCTGGGCACGCTGGGGAACCACCCGCGGGAGAACGGCGATTGGAGATACTCCCGGATCCGCGCGGCCTTCTCGCGCATAGACTCCACGGCCGTTTGCTGCGCCCTGCGTTCGGCCTCCTCTTCGGTCTTGCGCGTCCAGGCCTCCACCAGCTGCGCCACCACCATTCCGAGCGACACGGCGATCGCGCCCACCGTCCCCGCGCCCGCCATGCCGGCGCCCAGCCGGCCACCCAGCATGGCGCCGGCCGTCTGCATGGCCCCCATGGCCACATTGAGCTGCGAGAGCTGCCTCATCGCCCGCGCGCCCTCGCGGCTCATATCGCTCATGCCGGCCGTCATGGCGTTCAAGACCGGCAGCAGCCCGTACTGGGCGGCCCGCACCAGCCGGGACTGCGCCCGCTCCAACCGGATCTCCGCCGCCTCACGCTGGCGGGCCAGGCGGAGATCCCGCTCCCGGCGCTTTCGCTCTTCCTCGCGGACGATCTCCCAGGCCTGATCGATCGGGATGCCCTCGCGGCGTGGCGGGCGGTCCACGCTCCTGCGCAGCCGCTCCAGATAGGCATCCGCGCGCCGGCGGTACTCCGCCTCCGTCTCCACGGCGCGCCGCCGGGGCCGCGACGCGCGCTCCATGCCGCGCTCCAGCCGCTCCAGCTCCGCGCGCGCCTGCGAGGCGTCCATGCGCGCGCGCATGCTGATCTCGATGCTGCGGCTGTTACCCTGCGGAGGCATCCGCGGCCATCTCCTCCAGTTGCAGCTCGTAGGCGGCCAGAAGCTCCAGCATCGCCCATTTCGGCAGCGCCGCAAACGCCGGATGCGTCCCGAGCCACCGCCCGCTCATCTCAGTTAAGCGCCGGTCGAGCGGCACGGCCCACCATTGCCGGCCGTCCTTGGTCACGGCCCGCCGGCGCCATCCGCTTTTAGGCGGTCCAGCTCCTCAACGTCCAGCCCGTCCAGCCGGCAGATCGCGTCCACCACCGAAAACCAGAGGCTCGCATCCTTCTCCGCGAGCTCCACCCAGCGCGCGAACTCCATCTTCGGCTCGGCCACCCGGTGCTCCATCACCGTGCTCCAGAACACCAGGGTCCGGTCCGGGCGCAGCGTCCTGCCGCCGGGCAGCTCCAAATCGTTCGCCGCGAAATACCGCGTGCGGGCATCCGCCTCCGTTGCAATGGGCGCCCGCACGCTGTAGCTTGCCGCCGGACGGATCCGGATGGAGTACTCCCGCCCCTGCCCGCGGATCAGGACCTCCACCGGCTCATCCGCATACTCAAGCGCGTCCAGCGCCTCGGGTGTCAGGCGTTCAGCCATCAGCTTACGGCCCAGGTCACGTCACCCTGAATCTGCGCCTCAAGCGTCAGGGTCGGCTGATCGGTCGCGTTGTAGCTCCAGCGCGTCACCAGGCATGTACCGCTCATTGTCTTCCCGCCCGTCTTCCCGGTCGGCTTGAATGTAAATGCGAACTGCCCCGTCTCGGTCACCGTGTTGATTGCGTCCAGCGTCGCCACCTCCGGGAGGCAGGTGGCCGTGATGGTGCCGTACTTCCGGATGCCGAGCGGGAACTCCGCGTCGTCGTTGATGGCCGTGTTGTCCACGGTGCGCATGCCGATCTCCACGGTTGCCTCGCGGACCACCGCGGCCAGCTGGTGGGTGCCGATCGTCAGAATCGCCAGCTCTCCCACGATCCTGTCTTTCGCTGCCATTTCAGCTCCTCGGTGCTATCTGCGTGATGGTTATCTCGAACCGCGCCAGATGCGCCGTCAGCATGTCATCGCCGCGGCGCACCAGCACGAAACCCGTCTCGCCCCCGTCCACGCTCAGCAGGCTCGCCTCCCAGACCGCGCCGCCCAGGTTCGGCTCGTCGCGGAACTTCGCGAGGACCGCGTCCACGAGCGCCTCGAACCGCGGCTCGCTCTCGCGCCCGGGCTCGATGGACCAGGGCATTTTCAGCTCCAGCACGTACCGGCTGGTCTGGATGGCATCCGGGCCCTGGAAGTCGTTGATGGCCCGGTCCGGCCAGCTCTCCGCAACGCTCGCGCGCCGGATGTTCCACCAGGGGCGCCCGGCGGCCCGCCGAAGCTTCATCCAGGCAGGGGTCCGGCCCCACACGTCCATCCAGTCGCCCGCGCCCGGGATTGACAGCACCATGGCGCGGATCAGCGCCCGGATCTGGCTGTCACTCTTAAACGTGGGGTCGCCGAAGGGCACCTCAGGCCCCTCCCGAGATCAGGCGCGCCAGCCGGTCCGCAGCCTGGCGGAAAACGCGCTCGAGCAGGGGCTCCGCCAGCGCCAGGCTGCGCTGCGCGAACTCCTGCGCCCGCGTGCCCCGGCGGGCGATCGCGAACTGGATCCGGCGCGCCACCCCGTACGATTCCCCGGGCGGCACATGCAGCTTGCGCTCCACCCAGTGCACCAGCGGACCGGCTGGCGGCCAGTGCGGCCGGCTCCCGTACTCCACCACCGGGGCATAATCGGCCTGCCACCACACATGCCCGCTCACGTCCACCGGCACCTGGGAGTGCACGCTCACCTGCGCGCCGATTGTGTCGCGCAGGAAACCCGTCGCGCCCACCGGGGTCTGATCGAATGCGACGGTCCGCAGCTGCTCCGTCGCCTTCGCCATGGCCTGCTCCACGATCCGCGCCGCCTGCGGGCCCGTGCCGGCGCGCACGCGCGCGAGGAGCCCCTTCAGCCGGGCCAGCGACCCCGCCTCGAGCTCCAGATGCAGCGCGTACGGCGCGCCGGCGTCCTGCCAGATCCTCACAGCATCCTCACAGCCGCGGCCATCCCCAGTCCGCATGGCGCGCAGCGGGAGAGTGGACGGCGTTGCCCTGCGCGTCCGCCCCTGCGCCCGCAATCGCCAGCCCCCGCCGCCGCAGGTGCGCGGATAGCTCCCGCCAGACGTCGGCCTTCTCGCGGTAGTTGACGCTGTCGGCCGGGATCGCTGGCGCGTCGCTTCGCCCGAAGCGCGCCGCCACGGCCTGCGCCACGAGCGATGCCGCCAGATGCGCCGCAGCCTCCGCCAGGCTGTCCGGAAGCGAGGCCTGGGACCAGGGCAGGGTGAACGACAGCACGGCGCGATCCCCTTCTCGATAGTCCCTGTCCAGGATCCGCCATCCATCCGGGCCCGCAAGCAGGCTCGAGGCAGTCAGCAGCCGCGGCCTGCGGCTGCCAGGAGGAAACTCCACGCTCAGGATGCTGCTGATCCCGGCATCCCAGCCGGGCGGATAGGGCTGGTCCGGCCCGGGTAGCAGCTCCAGCTCTGCCCTGGCCACGCGCGGCCGCAGGCGGGAGAGCTCCAGCAGCGCCCCGGCCACGCTCGCCGCGTACACCTCTTGGCTTGCCAGTCGCTCCGCCTCCTCCCCGGCCTCGTCGGAGAGGATCTGCCGCGCCCTGAGAGCGATGTCCATGTCACGCCCGCCGCCACCAGATCAGCACTGCACCGGTCCCGGCCAGCTGCACGTACAGCCCGTTCTGCAGGCGCGCGCCCCCGGGCGGGCCCACTTCAAAGAACTCGCCGCTGTGGTATTCCGGCAGCTCTTCGTGCGCCACCAGCTGCCCGCCCGGTCCAGTCCCGTCCCGGATGGTCACCTCCAGTGTCATCGTTACATCCACCGGGGTGAAGCCGGCCACCACGCAGGGGCCGGTGTGCACCGTCCCGCTGGCGGTGACATGCGTATAATCCCAGCTTGCGTCCAGCCGGCCCTGGGAGTCGGCCCGCAGGGCCGCGGGCGTCCCGTTGGGCGTCTCGGCAAATGTCAGGCTCATGAAACTCACTCCATTCCGGGCGGCACCGCCAGCAGGCTGCACCGGCAGTTCACCGCCTCCTCCGGCGGCAGCGCCGGGTCCACCGGGTGCTGGCACGGATGCCCGCCCACGTAAAATGGCTCGTTCACCGGCACCGGCGGCTGCAGCCCGGCCTCCACGTGCGTCGGGCGCACGCGGTCGTCCGCCGCCGTGCCCCAACGCTTCATCCAGACCTCTCCCGGCGGTGCCTCCCGCTGATACTGCGCCACCCGCAGCCAGGCCGCGCGGTTGGCCACCCGGTTCGTCTCCGTCCGGGTGATCGCCTCGGCCCGGTGGAACCGGGACGCAAATGTCAGTTTGTGGAAGTTTTCGCTCGCCACGTCCCGCATGGTGTCGTAGAGACTGCGGCCTGTGATGAATCCGGCCCGGACGGTGTTCCGGATGGCCGTCCGGACCGGCTCTATGATGTCGCGCTTCACCAGGTCCAGCGTGAAGTCCGCCCAGAGGTCCAGGTACAGCTCCCCGGGAAGCTCCCGGCGCATCACCGGGATGTCCCGGGCATATCGCTCCACCGCGCGGTCCACGCGCTCGAGGCCCGAGTGCGCGGCCTCATCCAGCATGGTGCCCGCGGAGGCCTGCAGGCGCCGCTCCACCTGGTCCAGTGCCGCGTCAATCCGGCGCAGCACGGCGTCCAGACGCCCCCGCGTCCACTCGCCCCGCGCCGCCAGCAGCTCCCGCAGCACCAGCGCCCGGGCCTGCTCCAGCTCCCGGCGCAGCGCCTCCAGATGGCGCGCGCTCAGGCGCTCCATCTCTTGCTCCGCGCGGGAGAGTTCGCTCTCCCACCAGGGGCTGCCCCGCACGTTTTAATCCCCGCCGGGCCGCCTCACTTCCGCTTCCTGCCGGCGCCCTGCGCCGCGGGCGCGGCCCGGTCCTCCTGGCTCACCGCCCCTTCCGGATCCTGCGCCCGCGCCTGCTCGAGCACCGCCGCGTACGGCCAGTCATCGTCTCCGGTCTCCCGGATCTCCACCACGGCCAGCCCGTCGGCCCGGTGCAGCTCAATCCACTGCCCCAGAGCCTCCCGGTTTCCGGCCCGCACCACGCGCCGCTCAGACGTAGCGGAACCGGACATGGCCGCCCCCGTTCGTCCACGTGCCGCCGGTGCCCACCTTCTCCGCCTCGACGACCAGTTTGTCGCCGGGCTGGAGCGTGGCACCCGTGCCGCCGCAGGCGATCGTCACGCTCTCGTCCTTGTTCACGTTCGTTCCAGACGTGAACTGCAGCTGCCCGATCAGGGTATTTCCTGCGCCGTTCCAGCCGCCATTGCGGATGTTCAGATTGATGCGGTTGGTGTTGTCGCCCGTGATGGCCCCCCCGGCGATCAGCGTCACGCTTTCAACCACCACCTGCGCCGGCGCCACCCACACGGCCGCCCGGTCCGTGCTGCCCGTCGCGTTGAGCGTCCGGACGAAGATGGAAGCCGCGTGGCTGCCCGGCGCGTAGCCGATATGGCCAACCGTTCCCTTGCTCATGCTTTCCTCCCGTGTTTCGTTCCGTTTCGTTCCGTTTCATTTCATTTCAATCCTCGCCGGCCGCCAGGCCGGCGCAGCCAGGTTACACCACGCTGCGGTCCCAGGAGAGCGGCTCCTCCACGGCGATGCCGTAGATGAACCGCACTTTGTACGTCAGGGCGTCGGTCTCAAACTCCTCTTTCGTGAACAGCTCGGGCTGCTGGCGGCCCTGGTAGAAGCCCACCTCCAGCGTCGGCGCGCTCGCGGGATCCGCGCACAGATACCAGTCGTTCGGGTCGGTCCAGAACGGAACCACCAGCACCTGATAGGCGTTGCGGTGCCAGTTCGGCTCCGTCGCGTTGAAGTTGGAGCTTTGCACCAGCACCTGGCTGTTCGTCAGGCGCCATGCCGTCTCTTCCAGGTCGGGCGGCACGATCAGCAGGCGCGGGATGATCGTCCCCGCATCCATCCTCTGGCCGCCGATGGTGTTGCCGAATGTCGCGCGCTTGAGCATGTTGAGCCGGCGCGCGCTCAGGCTGGCGCTGGAGAGCGCCGCGCTGCCCTGGTTGCCGCTGCCGTTGGTGGAGCCGTCCCCGCCCCTGAGCGTGCTCGTCGGATCAAAGAGCGTCACGTTGTCCCCCATCGTGGGGTTGGAGGTCAGCACCCCGAACACGTCCCGGTTCAGGGTCTGGCGCGCGGCGCGGCCCATGGCCACCGGGATGTTGCGGATGGCCCGCAGGTCGTCGTTCGCGATCGTCTCCAGCGTGATGGTGAACAGCCCGCCCCGCTTGCCGAGCCTGTAGCTCTCGCCCCCGTCCACGGGGTTGGAAAGCGGGTGATAGGTCCCGTTCTCGGGCACTACCGGAAACATCCCGAAGCCGCCGTACTTCACCAGGTACTGCGGCCGGAAGTCGGTCACGCTGCTGATGGTGCTGGCGATCTGGCGCCACTCCTGGTCGGCGTCCGGCCGGCTGAACTCGGCGATCAGCCGTTTGTGGAGCCGGTCGGCGAACACCGCCGCCCAGGTGGTCGTGAGCAGCGCCTCCACGCTGCGCTCGCTGTCATATCCGCCGCCGTGTGTATCCCTCAGGATAACAACCGGCGGGGTCAGCCAGTCCTTGCCGGTCCAGCGGCAGTAGGCCTCACGGAAGCTGCGGAACGGCGGCACGCCGTCCACCGGCTGCCCGGCCAGCATCCCGTCGATCGCCGCGATCATGCGGTCGCGCCAGTCCTGCGTCACCCGCGCGCCCACGCCGGTCACGCGCGCGCTCTGGGCGGCCTCGTCCAACGCCTCCTTCACGCCCCGGATGCGCCGGTCCAGCTCGGCGGGCTCAAAAGTGCGCCCGGCAAACTCGCTTCGCACCAGCTCCGCCGCCTTCGCCGGCAGCCGCGCCTCGGCCAGGCGCGCCTCCAGCAGCACGCCGCAGCGCTCGCGCCTCGCCTCCTCCAGCAGGGCGCGCACCTCATCCGCGCCGGCGGAGCATCCATCGCCGCCGCCGTCCTCCGTCCCGCCGGATGCCTCCCGCGCCTGCGCGGCCTCATCCAGCTCCCGGGCCAGCGCCTCCAGCGCCTCAGCCAGCGCGGGGTGCCTGGCCGCCAGCTCCTCTGCCGTCAGGTTCTCCGGATCCTCCACGCTCGCCTCGACCAGCCTCCAGAGGGCCGGCCGGGTTTTGATGTCCTCCATGGTCAGATTCATCTTTGCCTCCCGGTATGTGGTCCACCACGGATCCACCGCGGCGGACTCGAACAGCCGACCGCCCGCGGCCGGCTGTACCACGATGTCCACGCTGTTTGTAAGGTCGGCGACGAGCGCCTCCACCTCCCGGATCAGCTGCCCGTTCTCGCGCACCACGCGGGGTTTGGCGGCCAGGTCGATGGAGACGCCGATCAGCTCGCCCGCCTCGCGCGCCGCCCGCAACACGGGCAAATAATGCTCAAACACGTGCAAATCTCCCCTCACGGCGCCGTCCGCGTAGCGGACATTGCGCCATGTGCCGGCCAGGTTGCGCGGGTCGCTGCGCCCGGTCAGGTCTCCCGTACGGTAGTGCCCGCTTCTGGCCGGCAGGCCCTCCATGATGTGGCAGTCGCGTGACAGCACCTCCTCGCGGTAGCGATTGCGGTTCCGGCTCAGGCCCGCGCGGATCAGCACCGCGCCGGGCACGATGCGCTGCTCCTCGTCGAATGCGGCCGCCTCGATCGCCGCCGCCTCCCGTATCGTCACAGTCTCGGTCATTGCCCGTCCTCCATCGCCGGGAGCTCAGGCGGCCGCCACGCCGCATAGACGGCCGCCTGGTCCCGCCTGCGCTCCCCGGCGATCATATCGTCCAGGCCGTCCGGCATTGGCACGCCGGCCGCGTTGTGCACCAGCTGCCGCGCCGTCTCGCGCGCCATCAGTTCTCCCGCCATCGCCAGCTGCACCGCCTGCACCATGCGCAGCGTCGCGTCCGCGGTGCGAATGTTGTCGCTGCGCGACAGATCGGGCGCGGCGATGTCCACGGCCTCGATCTCCTCCGGCGCCGCCCGCACCATGCCGGCTGCGGCCAGCAGATACCCCTGGATCTGCAGCAGCGGCCGCACCACGCCGTCAATCCACTGCGTCTGCAGCACCTCCAGGTCCCGGATCACTGGCTCGGAGGCGCTGTCCGCGGTCGTGCGGTTCACGTCCTCGGAGGCCCCCACCCAGTGCTCCGGGAACCCGGCGCCAAGCGCGATGTATTTCAACACCGCCAGGTAATCGTTGCGCGCGTCGCTTGCGTGCACCGAGGGCACCACGGCCTCCCAACTCTCGCTCTCATTCACCACCTGCACGCTGCCCGGGCGCGGAGGGCTCTGGCCGATCTCCATCGCGCGCCGTGCCACGTCCGCCTCGCTGCCAGAGACGCGCACCTGCCAGATGAATGCCTTGGTCAGGCTGTTCAGCATCATCCGGTCGTTCAGGAACTGCTCCGCCCGGTGGATCCAGTAGAACATCGTCTCCAGCACGCTGCGCCCGCGCCCCACCATGGCGGCCTGAAGCGGGAAATACAGCAGCCAGCGCGTGCCCGGGTCCGGCATATCCCCCCGGCGCAGGGCCTCCACAACAAGGGGCGAGTTTAGGATCATCCACTCCCGGTCCCCGTCCGGCCGGGACTCCGTCACGCTTGTCACGATCCGTGCGTTCTCCGGGTCGGTCGCGACGGCGCTGATCTGCGTGGGGTGCAGGTATCCGATGCGCATCCGCCCTGTCTGCGGCGCAATGAACGCCGCCAGGAACAGCTCGCCCAGGGCCAGCCACTCCCGGCACAGCCGCACGTAGTCGCGCTCCAGCCCGTTCACAGGATCACGCCAGAACGCCGTCAGCTCCTCGTGCAGCTCGCGGTTGGGGCTGGCAAATTGCAGCACGCTGCCGCAGATATGTGCCGCCATGGTCCGGATGATCTTCACCGCCAGCGGGCTGGTGCCGGTGAAGTGCATGGCCAGGCGGAGCATCAGGCTGTGCTCGGCTGGGTCCAGCGTGCTCTGGCCTGCCAGGCTGGAGATTCGCTTCCAGCCGCGCTCCTCCTCCAGAAGGTCCTGGATGCCGTCCCACTGCCCCTCCAGGGCCCGCGCGTACAGGCGCTCCACGCGGTCCACCGGCGCGCCCTCCGGCTCCACGGCGCGCGCGGGCCACGGCCATCGCAGGATGTCCCTCAGTGCCATGCGTCTGTGTCCGCGGCGTACCAGCCGCGCTCCTCCACTGTTGCGGATGCCGGCGGGCGCAGGGTGGCAAGCGCGGCCCAGGCCGCGCTTACCGCGTCCACCTGGTCATCGTGCTGCCCCTGCGGGAACGCCACCAGCTCCGCGATAAACTCCTGGTTCCAGGGCGCGCGCACGAGATAGAGCGGCCTGCCGCTCCACGGAAGCGCCCGGGCCACCTTGTCCCGGTCCGCCTCGATGCCGCGGATGGCCAGGGCGTTGAAGCGCGGGTCGGCGAGCAGCTGCTGCACCGCCGCCAGCTGGAAACCGGCTCGCTCGATGGCCCAGACGGTCCCCGGCTCAAGCTGCGCCAGCGCCGCCATGTCGCGCACCGTCTCCGGCCAGGACTGGCGGCGCCGGTAGATGTCCAGCACCCAGAGCCGGTTCTCCGCGTCGATGCCGCACAGGGCGCCGACGGTCCAGTCGGCCGTAGTCCTGGACGATGCCGCAAGGTCCCAGCCCCGGGCCAGGCGCAGCCCGCCGGGCGCGCGGTCTTCGATGCGGACATCTCCCAGCCGGAAGACGCTGCCCTCCGGCGGGGCGGGCCGCCCCTGATACAGCGCCTCCCAGTCGCGCGGGCCGACGTTTGCCCTGATGCGCTCCAGCTCTTCCAGCGGATAACGCTCCGGCCAGAGCGGGCGGCCATTCCCATCGATGGCGGGCATATGGACGATAGTCCACTCATCCGCCCGGGCGTCCGTGCCCTGTGCCGCAATCAGCCGCCCGCTCAGGTCGTCCTCGTGCCAGCGCGTTTGAATGATGACGATTGCTCCGTTCTCCTCCAGCCGGGTGTAGGCGGTGGACGTGTACCAGTCCCAGACGGCCTGCCGTATGGTCTGGCTGTCCGCCTCTTCCCGGTTCTTCACGGGGTCGTCGATAATCAGGAGGTTCGCCCCGTGCCCGGTCAGCGGCCCGCCGGCGCCGGCCGCCTTCAGCCCTCCCCTGCGCCCGGCGATGTCCCATGCGTCCACGGCCCGGCTGTCCGGGGACAGCCCGATTCGAGGGAATACGCACCGGAACTGCGGCCCCTCGATGGTCGCCCGCACGAACCGGGAGAAGCGCTGCGCCAGGTCCGCCCCGTAGGCAGCCAGCACCACGCGCCGGTCCGGGTTGCGGCCCAGGTACCAGGCCGGGAAACGGATGCTGGCCAGCTCGCTCTTGCCGTGGCGCGGGGGCATCCACACCATGAGGCGGCGGATCTCCCCGCGCTCCACAGCCTCCAGCGCCTCGGCCAGGCGCGCCAGATGCGGCGCGGGCCGGTAGCCCGGCAGCGTCACGCAGGCAAACGGGATGAGTCTCTGGCGGGCGAGCGCGAGCACCGCCCGCCGTGCGTCATTCAGGCTCCGCTCCGGGCTCCGCTTCGCGCTGCTCGAGCCAGCGCGCCACCGCGATGATGCTGCCGGTGTCGATGGCATGCGTTATGGCAATCGGGCCGTCGGGCCCGGAAACCTCGATGCGCTGACGGCCCAAATTGCCCCATACCTCCGGCCGCTTGGACTGGAGCCACCGCAGCGGGTCGCGCTTGTAGACCGCCTGCTCGGCATTTGCCACTGCCCAGGCGTCAGCCTCATGGACCCGGCGCCGAAAATCTGCGTATCTGTCCATCCACCGGCGCAGGGTGGTCTCGCCGATGCCAGCTGCGCCGGCCGCCTCCTCGCGCGAGCTCCCGCGCCGGATGTCGGCGATGATGCGGTCCGCAATCTCGGGGCTGTATTTCGTGGGCCGTCCGCGTGGCATGTCCGTCCGTTTCAATCCTCGCCGGCCGCCAGGCCGGCGCAACGGGAAAAGGGGCCCGCCGGCCTGGCGGGCCCTCAGAGAAAGGGAAAGGAGAGTGTCCGGGTTGGTCCGCTCTGCTTGCTGCCTGTATATGTACTCGCTGCAAAAATGTCGGACACGCTGTTTCGTTTCGTTTCGTTTCAATCCTCACCGGCCTTGAAAGACCGGTGCAACGCTTACCGTTCGGCGAGCAGCGTCAAAATTTCCCAGAGATTTTCCGTCGGCAGCGCCGCCAGCGTCTGGCGGCGCAGATCAGCGGTCAGGGACAGCAGATAGTTCACGTAGTCCCTGGCGTCCGGGTCCCAGGACCCGGACGCCAGGCCGTTCAACGCGTCCGCGAACCGGAACGCCCCGTCATCCTGCGCGCGGTAGGCCAGGGCCCGGATGCACTGCCCCCAGGAAGAGCCCGGGAACCGGGCGCGGTCGCCGGCTCTCCGGGCCGCCGCGAGCCGCGCGCAGATATCAGCCAGCAGCGCCGCGCGTTCTGAGTCCAAGGGAGATCTCCAGAATGGCCCGCGCCTCCGCGGACACGGTTCCGCCCCGGCGAGCGGCCTGCTCCGACAGGGCGGACAGCGTTTCCTCCGGGAGACGGATGGTCAGGCGGCCCATCCGGCCCGTCCGGGGACGCGCTCGCTCCGCCAGGCGAGGGTCCGTTCTGCGCAGCCGCCTGAACTCATCGCGCACGTCGCACCAGGCCCGCCGGAGGACGTAGCGGCGCAAAAGCGGTTCCGGCAGGTGGCCGTGCTGCCCGAGCTCCAGGGCGACGGCGAGGCGCGCCACCTGCGCCAGGTCGTCCGCGTGCCCGGACCAGCCGTAGCGCGCCCGTATGGCGCGCTCCAGGTAGGCTGTCAGCTGTGCGGCAAACTCAGCTCCTGCGGGCTGCCTCATGCTTTCGAGCGAACTCCTCCCGCTCGGCCTTCTCTGCCCCGGCAATCAGGGCCACTGCGCGCGCCGCATCCAGCCCGATGGCCTCCAGGAACTGCGCCATCGCCGCTACCATCTGCGGCGATGGTTTGGTTCGCGGCTCCGGCGGCGGTCCGGCCGCGGCGCGCCGGCTATTCAGAATCCCCCGCCAGCGCGACAGACATTCGCGCGAGCAGGTCCTCCGGTACCGCGGCACCGGTGAACCGCAGACGGGGCACGAACCGCCCACATTATGAATGCCGGAACGGGTCATCGCCTCCTCCTTCGTCCCGTGCCCCGGGCCTGTCCAGGGGCTGCAGGCTGTCGGCCACAACCTCTGTGACGCGCCTCTTGCCCCCGTCCTGACCCACCCATTCCCGGACCTGCAGGCGCCCCTCCACGGCGACGAGCCGGCCTTTCGCGAGGTAGTTCGCAGCGAACTCTGCCGTGTGGCGCCAGCAGACGGCATCGATGAAATCGGTCTGGCGGCCGGAACCCTTATCCGTCCCGGGCCGCTCCACGGCCAGCCCCAGGGTGGCCACGGGCGTCCCCTGCGGCGTGTAACGCAGCTCCGGGTCGCGCGCCAGCCGGCCGATAAGAACGACCCTGTTCAGCATTGCTCCCACCCCACAGGGATTTCCATCGGCATGACCACGCACAGGTAACCATCCTGCCCGGCCGGCCTCAGGACAGCCGGGGACAGCGCCTGGGACATCTCGAAGGACACTCCGTCCGTCTCGAGAACGTTCAGCACGTCCAGCAGGTAGCCGCAGTTGAAGGCGATCTCCAGGTCGTCCCCCTCCCGGACCGCGTCCACCTCCTCATAGGCCTCCCCGATGTCTCCAGCGCGGGCCGAAACGGACACCTTCTCACCCCGCGAGCGAAACACCACTCTCTGCATGTCCTGCCGCGCCACAATCCCCGCCCGGCGGACGGCTCCGGCCAGCAGCTCCGTGGGAATGACCCACCTCCTGTCGAAGTCCGTGGGGATCACGCGCTCGTAGTTGGGGAACTGCCCCTCGATGAGCGCCGCCACCAGCGTGGCTTCCGGCAGGCGGAACATGATCTGGC